TACTTGACAGTCTTTGGGTTGAAACTGCTTTACTTGTTCATACAGTACAGGAAGAAGGAGCTGGTATGGGAGTATTTGGACTTAAGGCTTTAGCCATTTCCATCCAAGAGCATATTGGATTAAATGTACAAGAAGCAGCCAACAAAGAGCAAGTTGAATTGAAGGAGTCAATTAAAGCAAATGGAGGATCAACTACAAAAGAGTTGTATGAGATCTACAAAGCAGATATGCCAATCCTTTCTAAATATGCTGCTGCCGATACGGATTTAACTTTAAGAGTTTGTTACCACTTCCTTAAAGTATTGAAAGAAGAGAATCTAGAGAAGTTCTATTTCGAAGATGAGGTAATGCCTTTGTATAAGGAAGTAACTATCCCTATGGAAGAATTAGGAGTAGATCTAGACTTACCTTTACTAAATCAGATCAAGGAAGAGATTACAGCAGACCTAGAAAAGAATAAAAGAATAGTAATGAATAGTATCTTAGCTATTCCAGAAGCAAAGGAATGGGTAGTTGATACAGCTCTACATACTTATCCTCCTTCTAACAAAGGTAACTGGGCTCAGAACTTAATCATGTTACATTCTCTTCCATTGGAAAGAAGTGAGAAGACTGGAAAGTATTCTTTAACTAAAAAATGTATTGATGAGTTAGAGGAGAGTAACGTAAAACAATTCTTACTTACAAACGATCTTACTTTGTTAGATGAAATGGAAGTTGTTAAGATCTCTATGTCAATGTGGAAAGAAGAGAACGAAGGAGAGTATCTTAATATTCAATCAAAGAAACACTTAGGTGAGATTGCATTTAAGTATATGGGAATTAAAGCTCTTACTCAAACTAAAAAAGGTCAAGATCAGTTTGATATGGATATGTTAGAGGAGTTATCTAAGACATATGAATGGGCTGAGAATTTACGTATCTACAATAAGCTTTTAAAGATTAAGTCTACTTATGTAGATCGATTCATTGACAATGAGGAGGACGGTAAATACTACTTCTACTTTAAACAAAACGGTACAGTATCAGGACGATATGGATCAGATGCACAACAGTTACCTAAGCCAAAAGAAGAAGGAGAGGATGCAGAAATAATTGTATACTATACAAATATGGTTAGAGCATTCCTTACATCAGGTCCAGGTAGAAAGATTATTGATGCCGATTACGAGTCACTAGAACCTCACTGCTTTGCCTCAGTAGCAGGAGATGTAGCTCTTCAAGAGATCTTTAACAACGGATGGGATTTTTATTCTACTGTTGCTATCAAGACAGAAAAACTAGAACAAGATACTCAGAGATTCCCTAACGGAGTATCACCGGATAAGAAAGCTCCCAACTATCTTAAGAACTTAGATGCACCTGCTAGAAATAAAGCAAAGGCCTACTCACTAGGAATTGCATACGGAATGGAGGCTTATGCACTAGCTAAGACTCTGGACATATCACAAAAGGATGCTGAAGTACTTGTAGCAGGATACTTAGATGGATTTCCTCAACTAAAGGAATGGAGAGTTAGATCTAGAGAGCAAGTTAAGCAGCATGGTTTTATTCAAAATAAAGTAGGACGTATTCGTCACTTACCTAAAGTAAAAAAGATCTACGAGAAGTATGGAGATCAAGTAATGGACTGGAGATTCAGAAAAGATCTAGAGACAAGATACGGTAAAGAACCTGTAATGCAAATGTATAGAGATTATCGAAATGGATTAAATAACTGCTTGAACTATCAGTTACAATCTCTAGCAGCAGCGGTAGTGAATAGAGCTGCTATTCAAATTAACAGGAAGTTAAAAGAGTTAAATATAGACGGTAGAGTACAGGCACAAGTACATGACCAGTTGATCATTAATGTACCAGAAGATAAAGCAAAAGAACTAGCTCCTATCATTCAGCACATTATGGAAGTTACAACTCAACTGGAAGGAGTTACTCTAAAAGCACCACCAGAGATATCAGTAAACTGGAGAGACGGTCACTAGAAGTTGTTTCTTTATATATTTATTCATATATTAATAAAAATAAGTTTTAAAAATTAAATCAGTTTATGTCAAAATCGTTACAGCCACAGAACGACCGAGTGCTTATTAAGCCAGTCGAATCAGGAGAAGAGATGTATGGGAACATCATCATCCCAGACATGGGTAAAGAAAAACCAGAAATGGGAGAGGTTATTGCAGTAGGTCCAGGACGCCAGTCAGAGTTTGGACACTTCATCAGAGTAAATGCTAAAGTAGGAGACTTTGTATTGATTCCAAAAGTAGGATCATTACGAATTGACTTTGAAGGACAAGAGTACTTCCTTACACCAGACAGAGAAATATTAGCAACAGTTTTAGAATCACAAGACAATGAGTAAGCAAATTAGTTTTTCAAAAGATGCTAGAGAGAAGTTACTATCAGGAGTAAATCAATTAGCAGATGCAGTTGTATGTACATTAGGACCATCAGGACGTAATGTTATTATTGAACAGCAAATGGGTAATCCAACCTCAACTAAAGATGGTGTTACTGTAGCAAAAGCAGTAGAGCTAGAAGACGTAGTAGAGAATATTGGAGCACAATTAGTAAAGCAAGTATCTATTAAGACAGGAGATGAAGCCGGTGACGGAACAACTACTTCTACTTTACTTGCAAGAGAGATTTACAAACAAGGATTGCAAGAGTTAGAGAACTCTAATGCAGTAGAAGTTAAGAGAGGTATTGACATTGCTACTAAAGAAGTAATTAAGTACTTACAGAATGAGTATTCAAAAGATATTACTGATGAAGCTCAAATCAAACAAGTAGCAACAATCTCAGGTAACAATGATCCAGAAGTAGGTACGTTAATCGCTACAGCTATGGATAAAGTAGGAAGAGATGGAGTTGTAACTATTGAGGAGTCTAAGACAGGAGAAACATATCTTGAAACAGTAGAAGGTATGCAATTCGGTAGAGGTTATAAATCACCTTACTTTGTTACAGACAATGCTACAATGACAGCAGTATTGGACAATCCACTTATCTTAATTACAGAGAAGAGAATCCAACACGTAAAAGAAATGCTTCCATTACTTGAAGCAGTATCTCAACAAAACAAATCACTACTTATCATCTCGGATGACTTAGATGGAGAAGCTTTATCAACACTTGTTGTAAACAAGATGAGAGGTATCTTAAAAGTCGTAGCAGTTAAAGCACCTGAGTTCGGAGATAAGAAAAAAGCTATGTTGGAAGACATTGCAGCTCTAACAGGAGGTACTGTAGTATCTGAAGAGAAAGGTATGAAGCTAGACAAATTCAATCAAGATTGGTTTGGTAAGGCTAGAAAAGTAACTGTAGGTAAAGATACAACTACAATCGTAGATGGTAAAGGAACTGAAGAAGCAATCACAGAACGTATTGAGAACTTGAAAGAGTTAATCGACAATACAGTTTCACCTTACGAGAAAGAAATTCTACAAGACAGATTAGCAAAGCTAGTTGGAGGAGTGGCAATGGTACACGTAGGAGGTCATACTGAGGTTGAAATGAAAGAGAAGAAAGATAGAGTTGATGATGCACTTCATGCCACTAAGGCAGCCTTGGAAGAAGGTATTTTACCAGGAGGAGGTATCGCATTACTAAATGCTTCAGCTCACCTACAGGCTATCTTAGAAGGAGATCTAACAAGTCATCCAGATCAAGAGAAAGGAATCAACATTATCATCAGAGCAATCAGAAAGCCATTCGAACAAATCCTATTGAATGCAGGAGAGCCTTTAGAAACAATTGAACAGAGAATACAAACTCTAGACAAGGAAGATAATAAGTGGCAAGGATTTAATCCAAGAACAGGTAAGTACGTTGATATGTTAGAGACAGGAATCATTGATCCAACTAAAGTAACAAGATTGGCTTTAGAAAATGCAGCATCAGTTGCAGGTACAATGTTAATCACAGAGTGTGTTATATCAAACATAAAAGAAAAAGATGGACAAGATGCAGGAGTAGATCCTAGCATGTTCATGTAATATTAATCTAAATTTAAACAAATGAACAAACAAGAGTTATTCGAAAAGATTGACGGGTTGTATCAAGAATTCGTTGCACAACACAACGGAACAACTAAAAAGTCACAAGCCAATGCTAGAAAAGCAATTGGAGAGGTTAAGAAATTAATCACAGACTACAGAAAAGCTTCTACCGAAGAAGGTAAAGCAAAATAAGGCCTGGCAGGGGGGGAGGGGGCGCTTCTCTCTCCTCACCGAAGGTGCCACGCGCAAATTTAACAAACAGATAAACAAAAATAACTATGACATTAATTGAATCATTAGGACTAGTAGTAGCCATCCTAGCCATCTCGGTGGCAGTTGCCTATTACTTCCAAAAGGGTACACCGACCATAGGAGACTTTACACAGGATCTTGACCAGGACTTGGAAGAAAAACCAAAAAAGAAAAGACCTGCCAAACCAAGAACAGATAAAGTATTCCCTCCAGAGGCAGTACTACATCTTGAGGACGTAAAGGAGGAAGTAGTCTTTGAACCGGCCAAGCCTAAGAAGAAAAGAAAATACTACCCAAAGAAAAAACCAACCAACTAATCTAGAAAATAATGTCTAATTCAAGAGCAAAGTACGAGGATATAAAAGACAGTTCAAAGGAGGAGTTCCTTCATGAGAACCAAAGAAGAACAAGGATAATATTGGACATCCTAAAAGGTGTTGATAAAACAAATAGATTGGATACCTTCATTGATAAGGCAGAAGATGTATTGAAGAAAAATCCAACCTTCTCAACCTTGGTAGTCTTTCAAATAGCTGCCGATGATGCTCTTGTGGACGAATTCTACAGCTAATTAAATTATGGAACAACCAAGAATGAATCTATCGATCGACCAAACCTCGCCGGTAGAGTGTGAGAAATGCAACGGGACTTTCTTCGAGGAAGCCCTTCACATTAGAAAGGCATCGGGACTCTTAACAGGTACCGGCCAGACAACCTACATGCCTATTCCGGTCTTTGCGTGCAAGGCCTGCGGCCATGTCAACACTGAGTTCCTTCCAAAGGAATTAAAACACATGAATATAGGAGAGTAAGGCAGACTTTACTCAAACATCTACAGAGGCTCTTTCGGGCCTCTTTTTTTATGCCTATTTATTTCAAAGGAGGTTACTATCAATTGGTTGTGGTTTAATTAACCTAATAAAATAGATTTATGGCTTTCAAAGACATTTTTAAAGACACAAACGATTACAACGAGAAGACCGTAATCGGATTTTTATCATTTGCAGTTATGACAATTGTAATGATCGCAGACCTAGTAACAGGATACATGGGTCAAGAGCTTCCACTTAATGAGTACGTATTCAATGCATTTATGTACATCACATTAGGATCATTTGGAATTGCAGGAATTGAAAAATTCGCACCAGGTAAGAAAGATAGTAACGAATCAGAAGAATAATTAGATTATGAGTTTAAAGAGTTTACAAGCAAAAATTGGAGTAACAGCAGATGGTGCTTTTGGTCCAGGTACAATGAAAAAAGCAATGGAGTTTTATAAATTAACTCCAGTGAGAGCAGCTCACTTCTTTGCACAGACTTCACATGAGTCAGGAGGATTTAAAGCATTCTCAGAAAATCTTAACTATTCAGCTCAAGGTCTTCAAGGTATCTTTGGGAAATACTTCCCAGGTAACTTAGAGGAGTCTTACGCTCGTAATCCAGAAAAGATCGCTAACAGAGTTTATGCATCTAGAATGGGTAACGGAGATGAGAAATCAGGAGACGGATACAAATTCAGAGGAAGAGGTGCTCTTCAATTAACAGGTAAAGATAACTATGCAGCATTTGCAAAGTACTTAGGTAAGCCAGAAATCATGACACACCCTGATTTAGTAGCTACAGAGTATTCTTTCGAATCAGCTATGTTTTTCTTTGATAAAAACAAACTATGGGAGATATGTGATAAAGGTGTTAATGACGCTGCTATCCTAGCTCTTACAAAAAGAATCAACGGAGGTACTCACGGGTTAGCTGATCGTACTGAAAAGACTAAAAAATATTTCGAATACGTAAAATAGTTTAATCTGTAAGATGAAAACACTCCTAATATCTACATTAACATTGACAACAATATGCGCTTTCATAGGGTCGTACTTTATGGACCTAACAGCGGACAATATAGAACAATATCTATCAGTGGGGTTTGTAATCTTTGCAGATGGGTACTTTGGTGTTTGGGCTGGGATGAAGAGAGAAGGATTCATCACTCATAAGGCAATCAAAGTACTTAAGACATTCGGATTCTGGGTAGTAATGCTATCAGCTATACTAACTATCGAAAAAGGATTTGCAGGTACTTCTTGGTTGAGTGAAACTATAATGGCTCCGTTTTTAGTATTCCAACTAATAAGCATATTAAAAAATGCTTCAATGGTAGGAGTAGTTCACAACGAATTACTAGTTCAGATCTTGGACAAGTTAGATAAACATAAAGGAGAAAGAGAAGCCTAAATTAAATTAAACAAAAAAGAAGGGTTGGATTATGTCCAACCTTTTCTTATATTAGAAAGATATGATAAGAAACAATTCACAGAATATATTACTAGGGATAGTGGTTATTCTAGCTGCTTGGAACATCTTTACGACCAACAGCGTTAAGACAGACGTACAGGGGTACAAGGATAAGATCCAAGCCCTACAGGTACAGGTTGATTCAGCTCAGGCTGTAAACAATGTAATTGATACTAAAATAGACTCTGTAAGAGAAAAAGTAGTACATATTACAGAAGAGATCAACCACATAGATAACAATATTACAATAATCAAAAAACAAACAGATGAGAAAGTTAATCGTGTTGACAGCTATACTGCTAACGAGCTTGAGCAGTTTTTCGCAAACAGATACAACAAAGGTACGAATTAGTAGTCCAATTGCTAGATTAGTAATTAAAGACTTAGTTAAGTACGACGGAGCTGTTTTAGAATTAAAAGCAACTCAAGACAAAGTAGCTAAGTTAGAAGAGAGAGAAGGACAAAAGGATGGTATCATCAAATTGTTAGAAGATAAAGTAAAGAATACTTTATTCATCGTAGATACTCAGAAGAAGCAATTGAACCTATCGGCTGAGTTAACTGAGAAGTTAAATAAAGAACTCAAAGGACAAAGGAGAAAGACGTTCCTATACAAAGCTGGAACGGTTGTAGGACTTGTAACCACATCGTACTTATTAATAAAATAGAATAAAATGGCTAAACAAAAAGTAGTAAAGGAAGAAGTAATTCCAGTAGAGCAAGTTATCGTAGAACAAACACCAGTAGTTGAAACAGAAGAAGCTATTGAAGTAGGAGAAACAATCGTAGAGGAACTAGAGGTAGAAGATGCAGCAATCGTAGAAGAGGCATTTGAAATAGCTCCAGAAGCTGAGCAAGAATTCAAAGAACAAGTTGAAGAGGTTATTCAACAAGTAGTTGAAGCTAAACCTGCACCAGCTGTAGCTAAAGCATCCAATGAAGTAGGAGTAGTACGTATTGTACAAAAGACACCTAGTGGGTTTAGATTGTTACTTGAAACAGGAGAGATCGTTAAGGTCTCAAAAGCTCAGTACTCAAAAGGACAATCAACAATTATCCTTTAAAAAAAATACCAAAAGGCTTGTTTACTCAAGCCTTTTTTAGTATATTAAAGTTATAAACAAATGTTATTATGAATACAAGAGAGGTAAGAGTTACTATCGATGACGATACTACTGCAAAGGAGTTAGTTAATCATCCCTCACACTACGGAGGAAAGAGTAATCCATATGAGGCAATCAAAGTTATTGAAGCTTGGAACTTAGGTTTTTGTTTAGGTAATACTATTAAGTATATTGCTAGAGCAGGAAAGAAAGACGCTACAGTCCAAGAATTGGAAAAGGCTTTATGGTATCTGAAAAGAGAAATACAAAAGCTGAAAGATGGCCAAGAAACAAATTAAACAGGTACAGCTTATCAAAGAAGCTACACCAGTAACAATCGATTACGATACTCAGAAATCCATATCATATAGTCAGACCTTAGCATACAACACCTGTCCCCATCAATGGGCATTGAACTATGTAGAAGGACTTCAGATATATAAACCATCCATTCATACTGTTTTTGGTACAGCCCTTCATGAGGTTGTACAGGAATGGTTAACTGAATTGTATGACGGTAGTGTAAAGAAGGCGACTGAAATGGATTTAGGACAGATGCTTGAAGATAAGCTCTTTACAATTTATGCTAAGGAGAAGGAAAAATACGGAGAGCACTTTTCTAGTTCTGAGCAACTATCTGAGTTTCATAATGATGGAGTTGAAATACTAAAGTACATTAAGAAGAAACGCTCTGCTTACTTCGGTACCAAGTATATGAGACTGGTAGGAGTGGAAATACCCCTACTACATAAGTTAGCAGAGAATATATTCTTCAAAGGGTATATCGATATCGTATTGTATGATGAACAAGACAATAGATATATCATTTTAGATATCAAGACATCCACATCAGGATGGAGTGACTATGCAAAGAAGGATGATAAGAAACTAGCTCAGTTACTTCTTTATAAAGAATTCTTAGCCAAGCAATTTAACTTAAACGTTGATAAGGTAGATGTAAAGTACTTTATTGTTAAAAGAAAAGTACCAGACGATCCAATGTATCCGGCCATGGGAAGAAGAATTCAAGAGTTCGTACCACCATCCGGAAAGATAAAAAGAGGGCAAGCCACTAGTGCATTATCTAAATTTATTGAAGATGCTTTTGATGAGCAAGGTCAGTATATTAGAAAAGACTATGAGCAACGTCCTTCTAAATCCAATTGTATGTTCTGTAATTATAAAGGAACAGAGCATTGTAAGGTAGGTTTTTTAGGGTAGGGTATATTTATATACAAATATAATTATATAAACTATGGACAGTAAAAAATTAACATCGGTTAAGGTAGAAGAAGAATTGCTACAGCAATTTAAAGAGCAATGTATAAGACATAAATTCTCTCTACAAAAGCTTGTAGACAGAGCTATTTTTCTTTATCTTACAGAAGAAGACTTTAAACAAAAGTTACACGCACAGACAAATATTAAATTAAAATAGTTACATGAAAGACAAATTCCGTTATGTAAAAAAGGAAGACCGTAAAAAAGTCTTACTGTTATGCGATGATATTAGAATGCATTCCGGTATCGCAACTATGGCTAGAGAGATTGTTATAGGAACATCTCACCACTTCAATTGGGTTAATCTAGGAGCAGCTATCAAACATCCAGAACAAGGACAGGCTTTTGATATCTCACAAGAGGTTAATAAGTTAAATGAAATTGAAGACGCTAGCGTAATAATCATACCTAACTCAGGATATGGAGATGCTATGCAAATCAGAGGATTAATCAAACAATTCCAGCCAGATGCTATTATGATCTTTACAGATCCTAGATATTGGACTTGGTTATTTGAAATCGAAAGAGAGATTAGAAATGAAATACCTTTGATGTACTTAAACATCTGGGATGATTATCCAACTCCTCTATACAATAAAGCTTATTACGAATCATGTGACTTGTTAATGTCTATTTCGAAACAAACAAAGAACATCAATGAGATTGTTTTAGGAGAAGCAGCTAAAGACAAAGTACTTAAGTATGTTCCTCATGGAATAAACGAGAAGTATTTCTATCCAATTACTAAACCAGAAGAGGTAACTCAATTGGCTGAGTTTAAAAAGAATCTATTTCAAGGAAAGGATATCGAATTTGTTGTATTTTGGAACTCAAGAAACATTAGAAGAAAATCACCAGGAGATGTTATATTATCTTATAGACTATTCTGTGATCGAATAGGAAAAGAGAAAGCAAAGAAGTGTGCTCTAGTAATGCACACACAGGCTGTAGATGAAAATGGTACAGACCTAGCAGCAGTAAGAGAAGCTCTTTGTGACGATAGTTATGTAAACGTATTCTTCTCTCAAGAGAGATTAGATGCAGCACATATGAATTTACTTTATAATATCTCAGATGTTGATATGTTAATATCATCTAACGAAGGATGGGGATTATCTCTAACAGAAGCTATGATGGCTGGTAAGATGATTATCGCTAACGTAACTGGAGGTATGCAAGATCAAATGAGGTTTGAATACAATGATGGAAAGTGGATTGACTTCACTCCTGATTTTCCTTCCAACCATAGAGGTACCTTTAAAAAATGCGGTAAGTGGGCAGTACCTGTATTCCCTTCTAACATCTCATTAGTAGGATCAGTTCCAACTCCTTACATATTTGATGATAGATGCAGTCCGGACGATGTAGCATCTGCTTTAGAAGAGGTTTACTCTTTAGGAAAAGAAGAGAGAGATAGAAGAGGTATGCTAGCAAGAGAATGGGTAACATCGGATGAATCAGGAATGTCAGCACGAATGATGTGTGAGAATGTAGTAGATGCTATTGATGAGACTTTTGAGAAGTTCACTCCTAGATCGAGATACGACTTGATAA